GCAGATACCTTAAAAGTGCTGCCCGCTGTGGTGCGTACTGCCATGATGTTTTCCTTTCAGACATAAAAAAAGCCGCTGAGTAGCGGCTTACGGTGCATCCCGAACGGGCGGGAATTCAGAGAGTCATTCGACCCATGTAATCGTGTAATCGGCGGGCTGTGTCCACACGCCCGCTTCGTTGTCTTTGTCGGTCGGGCCTAACAGTTCAAGCCGTGCCGACACAATCGTTTTTCCAGCGATAACCACCGAGTGCTTAAAGTCCAACAGCGCGCGAATCGCGGCGTGAATGGCCTGCACTTCGGCAACTGTTGCCGCTAGTGGGTTGATCTGTACTCGTGCGCGTGCGCGTTGTGCGCCCACCTGATACGCCACGACCGGCTGCGGCGTCATATCAACAACCTGATAAACCAACGCGGGGAATGCGGTATTCGTCGGCAACTGCGACAGCGCGCGGCGCGTGCTCACAAGTGCGGTGATCGTGGAATCACTTAGCCACGTCGCCATGATCGTTTCAATGCTCATTGCTTCGCCAGTTCAATAGGGATTCGGCGGCGCAAGTAGTCAGCCATGGTTTGTAAAGACTGTTGTTGTTTTGTGTCGAACGTTCGACGCATAAACGGGTTTGGTTTAATGCCGGGGTGTGTCACCTTTTCGCGCGCCACGCCACCGAAGAAAAGAGACTTTTTCGCTTTTGGCTTGATCTCGTAAGGCCGTCCAACGGTGCGCCCGGTGCCGGTGTAGTAGCTCGCTGTTCCGAATTCAATAAGGTGCGCGTACCATGCTTTTTTGTCGCCAGCGACTAGGTGCATGCGCACCCAACCAAATTTCTGGCTTCTACGGCGAAACGATATGCGCAGGCTCTTTTTCAGGTCGCTGTCGTCAACTGGCGCTTCTTGCCGCGCCTCGTCTAGCATGACCTTTTTCTATCCTCAAGCGACAAAACGCCCAAAAACCAAATGAAGCGAGCCGACTCAAGAACCGCAGCAAGCGCCGTAAAGGCCATGCTAGACGCGGCTAAAGGTGACTTGCAACCGCCTGAACACGTCAAATTGCGTGATCGTGATTTGCCGTTTTGGGCTGGCATTGTGCGCGCGCGCGCGAGGGACGAATGGTCGGAGGCTGATTTAGTGGTGGCCTCGCAGCTTGCTAAATGCCAGTCTGACATTGAGATTGAGCAGGCCACACTAGACGGCGAATCGACGGTGATTGCAAACGACCGTGGCACGATGTGCGTTAACCCGCGTGTTGCCGTGCTGGAGCAATACGCGCGTCGCGAGATGGCATTGATGCGTACCCTCCGCATGGGCGGCAGGGCGTCTGGTGACGCTGAGAAAGACGCGCAACGCCGCAAGGTTCAGCGCGGCGCAGAAAAGGCGCGCGAGGAATTGCAAGACGAGGATTTGCTAGCGTCGTGAGCAAGATGACGCGCGGCGAAAAGGTATGCGCGTTTGTAGAGCGATATGTGCCGACCCCGGAAGGCGAGCACATTGGAAAGCCGATGAAGCTGGAACCATTTCAGCGCAGGTTCCTTCTAGATGTTTACGACAATCCTTACGGTACGCACTCCGCTTACTTGTCAATCGCTCGTAAGAACGGCAAAACAGCGTTGATTGCGGCGCTGCTACTTGCTCACTTAGTAGGGCCGGAAGCGGTGCTGAACTCGCAGATCGTTAGCGGCGCACGAAGCAAAGAACAGGCAGCGGTCATATTTGAACTCGCTCGGAAAATGGTGGACTTGAGTCCTACGCTTTCCAAGCTGGTGCGGATTCAGCCTAGCGGCAAACGGTTGATTGGCCTTGCGCGTAATGTGCTCTATCGCGCGTTAGCGGCTGAGGGCAAGACTGCGCACGGACTGTCTCCCATACTTGCCATTCTTGACGAGGTCGGACAGGTAGAAGGCCCTACAGACAAATTCGTCACGGCGATCACGTCCGCACAGGGGGCCTACAAAAACCCGTTACTGATTGCGATCAGTACGCAGGCACCTACAGACGCGGATATGTTTTCTACGTGGCTAGACGCACAGAAAGCCGCGCCGGATCCGCGTGTGGTGTGCCATGTGTACGCCGCGCCGGAAGATTGCGCGATTGATGACCCGAAGGCATGGGCGGCAGCTAACCCCGCGCTCGGTGTGTTCCGGTCGTTGGATGACGTGGAAAAGCAGTGCAAGAAAGCAATGCAGTTGCCAGCGGAAGAAAACGAGTTCCGCAACCTGATTCTTAATCAGCGCGTCGATATGGCAAGTCCGTTCATATCGCGGAATGTGTGGAAAGCCAACGGCGAACCACCGTTCCCAATTGAGCGGCAAAAGGTTTGGGGCGGTCTTGACCTCTCAAGCGTTGCCGACTTAACCGCGCTGGTGTTGGTTACTGAGGGTGGCGACGTTCACCCGACTTTCTGGCTACCGCATGAAGGGCTGATTGAAAAGTCACGCAAGGACAGAGTGCCTTACGACGTGTGGGAGCGCGACGGGAAGCTGTTGACGACGCCGGGCAAGGCCATTGAGTACGAATTCATCGCCGAATTCATGCGCGGGCTGTTTGATGCGCACGATGTGGTCAAGATCGCATTCGACAGAGCGCTGTTTAACCACTTGAAACCGTGGCTTGTGAAGGCTGGATTCAGCGACGACGAGCTAGAGAAATTTGAACCGTATGGGCAGGGGACGTTATCGATGACCCCCGCACTACGGGAACTAGAAACAAAACTGTTGAACGTGTCGTTAAAGCACGGGAATCACCCTGTTTTAACGATGTGCGCTGCTAACGCCGTAGTAATTGGCGACTCAGGCGCGCGCAAGTTCGACAAAGGCAAGGCGCGAGGCCGTATTGACGGCATGGTGGCGCTGGCTATGGCTGTTGGTGTTATGCCAATGGCAGAAACCACTGAAAAATCATTTTGGGAAACTACTTGAAAACACACGCACAGGCCGCGCTATCGTGGCTTCCTGACCTTCTGATGCTCGCGGGCGCATGCTCGGTATCAGTAGGCGCGGGAATGATCTACGCGCCTGCTGGCTATGTCGTTGGCGGTCTGTTGTCGCTTGTGGCGGGCGTCGTTTTGGCGCGCGGCGGTAAGTAATGGGATTCCTTGCTAACGCCGTCGCCGAACGAAAATCGACCGTTAGCGTGTACGAGCGTTGGATTGAGTTGCTTAACGGTGGCGTTGCCTCAAAAGCTGGCCCCGCCGTCAATCTGACCACGGCGTTTCGTGTATCGGCTGCACTCGCTTGTATGCGCCACATCGCAACAGGTGTTGCGCAGGTGCCGTTTAAGTTGATGCAGGACTACGAAGAAGGCGGATTGATGCGCAAGCGTATCGCGCGTGACCATCCGCTCTACGAGGTATTGACGGTTAAGCCGAATGCTTGGCAAACGTCCTACGAATTCCGAGAAACGCTCGCGCTGCATGCTTGCATGGGCAACGCCTATGTATTCAAAAACATGTATCGCGGGACTGTTGCAGAGCTAATTATTCTTGATCCTTCGTGCGTTCGTGCAGAGCAAAAGGCCGATTGGAGTATTACCTACAAAGTCAGAGGCAAAGACGCAACCGAGCGCGAGATTCCACCGGATTTAATCTGGCATGTTCGCGGGCTGTCGTGGGACGGATTTTTAGGACTCGACACGTTGTCAATGGCGCGCGAAGCGCTCGGACTGTCGGTCGCGCTTGAAGAAAGTCACGCTGGATTGCACGCAAACGGCGTTCGCCCGTCCGGCATTTACTCGGTGGATGGAACGTTAGACAAACAGCAGCACAGTGCATTAGTCGAATGGCTGAAAACGCAAGCGGGCGCAAGCAAATCTAACGCGCCAATGGTTCTGGATCGCAACGCAAAATGGCTCTCAACGTCAATGACTGGCGTTGATGCGCAGCACAAAGAGACCCGCGATCACCAGATAGAGGAAACATGCCGTTTTTTTGGCGTAATACCGTTGGTGATTGGATACAGCGGCGATAAATCAAGCACCTACGCCAGCGCGGAAGCTATGTTTACCGCTGACCGCGCGCAGACAAAAGACCCGTGGTACACCCGGATTCAAGAATCTGCTGACGCAAACCTATTGACGCCGGAAGACCGTAGAAACGGGTTTTATTGGAAGTTCAACGCGAACGGATTGATGCGCGCACAAGCAAAAGACCGTTCTGAGTATTTTGCTAAAGCGCTCGGCTCGGGTGGTTCACCCGCGTGGATGACACAAGACGAAATCCGTGCGATTGAAGACCTTGACCCTATGGGCGGCGAGTCGGCAAAGCTGCCAGCGCGCGCTTTTAGCGGAAACCAGACGCCAGCGCCATGAAAACTCATCGGAATCAACACGAAAAGCCCGCTTTATGCGGGTTTTTTAATGCCAAAAGGCAGAAAAAATGAATCACCTCAAGACATTATCGAAGTCCGATAACGAGATCGTTGTCGGGAACTACATGGTGCTTTTCGGTGGAAAAGACCTCGTCGGCGAATTCTTCACTAAAAACACCCGTTTTGATAGCGGATACACCGATTTGGGCGTTTTGTACGTCGATTTTGAGCACGGCTTAGACCCCGATTCAACTGGAATGGACGAGTCTCAGGTGCTCGGTTTCGTTGATTGGAAAACCGCAAAAACCGACGACACGGGTATTTTTGTTGAACGCATCCTGAACCGCCGCGCAAAGTACGTCGATTACCTCGCGCAAATGATTGATGCGGGCATTGTTGGCAACTCAAGCGAGGCCATACGCGGCAAAACCATGCGCCAGCGTAGCGGCGAAATCACACAATGGCCGCTGAAGCGCGACACGTTGACCGTAACGCCGATGGAGCCGCGCATGGTCACTCAAAACGTTCTGACCGCTGCCAAATCATTGACCGAATTTTTCCCGCATAGCCGCTCGCTTGCGGCGCTTACCGGCGCGCAGTTGCCGGAAGAAATCAAAAGCATCGATTTAATCAAAACCGTGCGTGATGCAGAGTCTTTCCTACGGGATGTTGGCCGACTCAGCAACGCACAAGCAACGGCTTTTATAGGCCGTCTTAAGTCCCTGTCGGGTCAGAGGGATTCTGACGACGAATTGGGCGCACTGGCGAACGCAATCAAAGCGCGTAACGCCGCCCTGTCTCTCACCCACTAAGGAAACAAAACATGGATATGTCAGAAATCAAATCTCTCGTCGAATCGCAAGGTAAGGCGTGGGAAGAATTTAAGAAAACCAACGACGAGCGCATTGCCGCTCTCGCTAGCAACAAGGCCGTGTCCGATCTTGACGGCAAGCTCGCAAAAATGGAATCGGAAATCACCGAATCCAGCAAAGCCCTCAAAGAATTGACGCTGAAAACGCAGCGCCCTAATCTTTCCGGCGACGCGCAAACCCGAGCAGAAGCCGAACTCAAGTCGTTTAACAACGTCGCGCAAGCCGCAGCGATGGAATCCGGCAAGACCTTTACGCCGCTCACCGCCGACGGTTTGGCTGCGTACAAAGAAGCCAAGGCAACTTACCTGCGTCGTGGCATCGAAGGGCTTTCCGAGTCTGAGAAAAAGGCGATCAATGTAGGCACCTCTAGTCAGGGCGGCTTCCTCATCGATCACGAAATGGAAGCGGGCATTGACCGCGTTGTTTCGCGCTACAGCGCGCTGCGACAGGTTGCGCGCGTAATCCCGATTGGTTCGGCGAGCTACAAAAAGCTTGTCAAGGTAACCGGAACGTCGGGCGCGACGCGCGGCGGCGAAACAACCGCACCCACAAACGGCACGACGCAAACGTGGGTAGAACTGGAATTTAAGCCGGGCACTTACCTTTCGGAGCAGCGCATTACTAGCGAGGCAATCGAAGATGCAACGTTTAGCGTTGAAAGCGATCTTATCCAAGAGGTCGGCATCGAGATTGCGGAACTGCAAGCGCAAGACGGCATTAACGGCGACGGCGTTAACGGCCTTCGCGGAATGCAGAGCTATGACATTGTTGCAAACGCATCGTACCAATGGGGTAAGGTGGGTTACGTCGCCACGGGCCACGCCTCTGCGTTCGCCTCGTCGAATCCGTCCGACTATCTGATTGATTTGCAGCATGCATTGAAGCGCCAGTACCGCGCAAACGGCGCATGGATCATGAACGACCTTACTTTGGCGGCAATCCGCAAGTTCAAAGACGGTCAAGGCAACTACCTGTGGGGCAATACCGCGCCGTCGAACTTGATGGCTGGCGCTGTTGGTACTTTGCTCGGTCATCCAGTTGTTACGGATGACTTCATGCCAGACCTTGGCGCAAATGCCTACCCTGTAGCGTTCGGCGACTTCAACCGCGCCTACTACATCGTAGATCGCAAGGGTGTCAGTGTGTTGCGTGATCCGGCTGGTGCATTCCCTTACGTCCGCTTCCTATCGCGCACGCGCTCGGGTGGCGGTATTGCCAATTTTGAGGCGCTGAAATTCCTCAAGTGCGCCGTATCGTAATTGCATGAAACGGGCGAGCAAGCCTCGCCCACTCAACTCTAAATTTTTAAGGAAAAACAATGAAAGACTTGACGAATTTAATCGACCTGAAACGGGTAATTAGCCCAGTTTCTGTCGCAGATACGACCGCGCAAGTCGGTCAAATCATCGACCGTCGCGGCTTCGATAGCCTCACTTACGTAATCGCCACCGGCTCAATTGCTGATGCCGATGCGACGTTTACGGTCTTGCTTGAAGAAGGCGATGCATCAAACATGAGTGACGCCGCCGCTGTTGCTGACGCCGATCTTATCGGAACTGAGGCGTTGGCAGGCTTCCAATTCGACGACGATAACGAGTGCCGAAAGCTTGGCTACAAAGGGGCTAAACGCTATACGCGACTGACGATCACGCCAGTCGCGAATGCGTCGGCTGCGCTGTTGTCGGCTGTTGCGGTGCTTAGTTCGCCACAACTCGCACCAACGGCTAACCCACCGGCCTAACAGGCCGCAGCGTGAAGCGCCCTCCTAGCGAGGGCGTTTTGCATTAAGGCTTATCAAAAGGACACAAAATGGCCGCAACATCAATCATCGCTGACGGCGCTACAGAATTAGCATCGTCTGACTTCACGCTCGCAGCTGGCGAAAGCACGACTATCAGTATTCGTGGTCATGGCGGCAAGAACATGCGCGTGAGAATCCAATGTAAGCAATCAGATTCGACTTACACGGATTTTGGAGTTTTGGACGCGCAAAACACCGTTGTCGTCTTAAGTGCTCCCGGCGTTTTTAGGGCGGTGAGAATGCCAAGCGCTGTGTCGTTCGGAGTAGACCGCTCATAATGCTGCTTACTTCGCCGCTATCTTCGCCGTTGAAAAACCCCGTTAGGGATGTGTTTTCGCCTGCGGGTGGCTCGCCATCCCTAACCACCCGAGTGCAAGCCCTATTCGCGGGCGGCAAGGTGGGCGGCATGTGGGATATGGGCGATACGGCTACGCTGTTTCAAGACGCAGCAACGCCAGTTACCGCAGTAACGCAGCCAATCGGCATAGTGCTGGATAAATCTCGGGGATTAGCGCTCGGTACTGAGGCTGTGCCGTCAATAAATTGGAATGGCGGCTACACAACCAACGGAGCAAAGCAGATTCCAACTGGGTGGTTTGAATACACCCCAGCTAACGTGGCATCGGCCACTGTGTTGCCCAACAGTTACCAATTCACCGCTACTGCGCACCTAGCTGGCATCCAGCTTGACGCCTCGTCCGCCACAATAGTCGGGAAGTTCAATAAATACACGATAAGGGCGAGAAAAACAGCATTTGTTTCTGGTACGCCTACGCTGCAACTTTACACAGGAGTTTGGCATGAAATCGTTCCAGCAGGCGCGGCAATCGGTGACTGGTACACGAAAACAATTTATGCACTGGCAACATACCCCGTGATCATCTGCAGCTTCACTAGCTCGGCATCGTGGGAAGTTGAATACCTGACTGTAAAAGAGCAACTCGGCAACCACGCCACGCAACCAACCGCAGGCTGGCTTCCGCTGTATCAGGTAGATGGCGGCTACGGGTGCGCGCAATTCGACGGCACGGATGATGAATTATTTACCGGCGCACTTACGCCTAACTCAGACATGGATTGCTTTATTGCGATCTATAGAAACTCCGCGGCTCCCAGCGTTGTTGCATATGACCAATTAACGGGGGGATTCTGCGTAATGGATTCTGGGGATGCCGCATCAACGGCAACTTTCGGGATTCCGGCAACTAATACTTACGCTGTTGATGGCGTTTCTGTTGCAGGTGGAACGGGCACAACTCGCGCGCAACTTGCCAGCGCCGTGTCTCCGGGTGCGTGGCACATTATAGAAGCTAGAAACTTAAATTTATCGTCGTTCAGCCCGTTGCGTGTGGGTAACTACGGCCCAACTTGGCCGCTAGAAGGCAAGATAGGCGGAATCGTGTTGATTTCCGCGCTCTCAACGGTGGATCGCAATTTAGTGCGTACTTATCTCGGCTCAAAAGTTGGGCTGACACTATGAGGCGCCTAGCCATAATAGTCGCGCTCTGGTGCGCACACGCCAGCGCGTACCTCGGCACGTTTGACCCGCAGCCCTATCGCAACGTCGCCACGATCAAGTTTATCGACTCACAATTTGCGGGTGCGTCATGCGCGATTGAGGCCGCAAAAGCACAACCTGCTTACGCGTTGCTGTCGCCGCTCATGATGCAGCTTACCGCGTGCGCAATCACCGAACCGCCTACCGTCATAGCGCCAATCACATTCGGCCCCGGAAGCATCTATGCACTCCAAATCCTCGCCACGCCTGACGCATTGCTCGGCCACGAAACGCGCCACATTTTCGACGGCCAGTTTCATCTGCCTTTGCTGCCTTTTGCTGACATCGTGCGCGACAACGCGGACAGTCGAAATGCTG